CCATCTCTAGCCTCGTTAAGACCTGTCACGTCCCTAATCATTCTTAGATAGTGATTGTAGTTATTAATGAGAGCTGTCATCTTACTCTGACCCGAATGACCCGTGATAGCCTGAATAGGTACTCTAGCGTTATTAAAATCTCCGTCTTGTGTAAATGAACGACCAATAACAGATCCTGTTTGGAAATACAGCCTTAGTGCATCCTCAGGGTTATATGCCGCTCCCGTGCCTAAATCAACCTCATTCAATCCATCAGCATCAATGAAAACTCCATCTGGAGTCATTCGATTCATAACCTGCTGTAACTTAAGGTGCGTGATTTGAATCAAGTCGGCAAACGGAATCATTCTTCTAACTAAAGACTCAACGTTGCCTTTGTATAGTCTAGGAGCAACAGCAACATAATTTGGCATGGCGTGCTGAGAGGCAGACTTTGGCCTAACCATATTCTCCATAAGATTCCACTTAAGTACGATGTTCGTACCCATAACCATAACGCCCTCATACCAAACATCAATAGTTTTTTCTATCACCTCGAATCTACCCTCCTCTAGCATTTCTTTTGGCGGATTAAAGTCCGATGGCTTTTCAATCATCCTTACAGAGCCATTCTCTCCTATTTTTTTCTTGTACTTGAACGTGTGAGTAGTCTTGTAATTGAAGTATAGAAGTGTCGCAGTGTCCCGGTAAAAAGTGTCGTTGTTGTAATACTGAGATACATTATAATAATCATACCAGCTATGACTGTGTTGCGAAATTTCCTTAAGGTCTTCATTTGTTAGAGATGGGTCAATTTTAATTAGTTCTGATATCGGCACTGTTTTAACCTCTCCCCAGTAGAAGCAATCCTTGAAATACGGATCTTCAGTGTAACTATGAATTACATTCGCAGGATCAACATATTTAACCTCTACGCCTGATCCTTCATTAAACTCGTGTTTTGCCACTCCCATTCCGAGAACAGTAATATCATAGTTTACTCTTTTCTTAAGGTCTTCGTAAAAGTTGTCCTCTAGAACTGTAGATATAGCAGTCTCGGCAGCAATCTCAATAGATGGCTTGTACTTTAACTGCATAATTAAATCTAACTCCTCATCACTCTCAGGCAATTCTCCTTCATTGAAAGTGTATGGGTTGATTCCAAACTGAGCCTGTAGTTCATCTAATATTGGTTTGGCCAACATCTCCGACCTCAACCTCTCTTGGTATGTGTTTCTTTTATATATTGATGTTGGATCTTGTGCTTTAACTTTCACATCAAACACCCTATCAGACATTCCATTAACAACAATATCGACGAACTTTGGAATAATAGGTACGGGAGTCCAATCTAGGTTTAGATAGCTGAGATCTCCATCAACTGCGATTTCTTTTTTATACTTGGCAATAGACTGCTCGCCACGAGCATATAGCCTTAAATTATTAAACTTGCGATACCTGTCATAGTACCTCCCGTTGTTACCATCCCTTCTGAACCATTCATATTGAATCGCCTGCCCAATTCTCAAACCATACTCCGGCGTTGCCTTCTTTTCGTCGGAAACAAACTGGTCAGGGAAATAGGCTGATGGTATATCTACATTAACTTTCTGCATCTATCTTAATAATTGGCTAGTATTACCCTTGTTATTATACCTTGCAAAGTTAATCTTTATTTTTGATTGTTTAACCTCGGGCTTGTATAGGTGCTTTTGGTTGGCCATAATTGCCAATCCCGAACTAATAGATGCGTCATACTTGGTTCTATTATTCACATCAAACTTAGCCCAATCCTCAAGAGTTTTGTTAAATGGCATTGATCCTATATCTCCTGCTTCCCTATACTCTCCCGTCATGTCAATGCCAACATATTTTTCTATATAAGACTCTATAGCTGATGCGTGAGCCTGCTTTACGTCCTCAGATGAGTTGGGTATGCCTCCTATCTCTCTTTCGGTCTTAGAGAGCTTGTTAGAGGCCTTGTCGGGCCTATTCATAGAAAATGATCTGTACCCTCTGTTCTTAAAATGATATAGTAGCCTTGCCTTGTTGTTCTCCGCAAGTATTGGCATACCATAAAACACACACGCCATAAGAACATCTTCAAAGAACATCTCTGCTGTTTGGGGTCTAGCGATATATTCCAAGAAGAACTCGTTGGAGGGCCCATCATCCATATGAAACTTAGTAAGCCCATGAAGAGCACCATTAGATGCTCCGCCACCAACAGTCCCTGAAATATCATACGGGTCGCAACCCAGGGATCCTATATGCTCATTGCCCGGATATCTTCTCCCATTTCTAATAATTACATTGTTCTGCAAATGCGCTGGAGGAATCCAAGACAGCAAAAACCTTCCATTGTTATCAGGAGTCCAAACCACCTTGCTATCAGGCCCATCCTTCCAATAAAACTTACCTCTCGTTATGTAGTGTTCTTTGATAACAGAATCATTATAGTCTATCTGCTGATATATCTTGGTTAGATTGAATATAGAAGACTTACTCTCATCCCTAAATGCGTGAGACTCTGTTCTTGGAAACTGACGATAAAACTCATTTAGAGCATTCCCATCAGACTTTAAAGACTTTACTTCATTATCCCAATACGTAATAGCCCCCGTAGATATCATCTCCCCATCAACGCCCTCCAACTCAACGGCAGGATCATCAAACACTGGCCATCCAAACTTATTTATATATCCCTCAAAATTCCACTCCATAGGGATGAAGAGCGAATACAAACCACTCTTTGTTTGTCCATTAGGGTTTCTTGTGGCAGGGTCTGAGTCCGTATATAGTTTCTTGAAGTTGTCACCTCCCTTGTTTAGTGCGTTACAGGTGGAGCCCATCATACACTTGCCAACGACACGACTACCTAGCCTCAAGCAAGTCTTGGTTACACGCCAATTGTTTAGAATGTTCTCGGGCTTCTCCCACTTACCACTCTCGTCATGTACTAGTAGTTTCAATTTCTCACCATCATAGCTGTTGTCTGCCGTGTTCTTCCAGTCAATAGTAGTGTCAAGGCCATCCATATCGTCATCCATAACCTCGTGCATATTCTTCTTGGTAATCTTGGATGCAGGCACACGGAACGCCAACTCAGTCTTCGGTTTATCCATACCATCCTGAATAGGCTTGAAAAAGAACGGATAGTTATTGGCTATCGGCACAATCTTGTCCACGAATAACTTCTTGGCATCACTACCTGTTTTTGACAGCACTCCAAGTCGAGAGTCCTTGGCTAGAGTTCCGACATTTACAGATTCCGAAGCCCCCATGAATGAAAAACCTGAACGCCTGATCTTTAGGTAACACATGCCGAAGCACCTCTTGTCCGCCTTGCAGGCCTCCCAAAAGATGTAGAATATTCTGTTGGCCTCCCTAAAGTCAGGATAACCAACGTCAATCTTAGTCCACTGCAAGTACATGTAGTGTGATCCTGTTAGGTATGTTGGCTCACCATGATTCATATACCAGAACCCATTCTCCCTATTGTCGAACTCTTGCTCTATGTAATCAACCCACATAGATTTGAAATCAGATGCCATCTCATTCCAATGGAAGATTGACTTTATTCTACTCAATTGCCTAGGATATTCTTTACGCTCCCAATACTGCTCGTCTTTCTTTTTGCTCCTAGAGTAAACCTCCTTGGGGGCTTTAGGTAGTCCTATGATTAGGCCATTAATATTATATACTTCGCCAAGCGTACCATCACGAGATATGATTATAATATCATACTTCTCGTTATAGCCATACTCCCAACTCTTTCCCTTATTCTTTTGTCTTATGACTTGCTTAGGGATACCTGAGTCTACAACTCGATATAAACTATTTTGATTTTCGTTCAGCAAAACCCCTAGTTGAACTTTTAATTTCATTAAGTGCCTCTTTCTCCGCCTCGATTCTTGATAGTATCTCGAATGCATCGAATATGGCTAATTTCTTTGTGGCGGCAGCATTCTTTAGCCTATCGGCAGCTAGTTCATCGTCAGGATCCGGCTTGATAATATTTTCCTCAGCCACTTTGATTAACTGCTGCACAGCCTTATACCCTGCATCAATAATTTTTTTCTTTATCTCTGAAGTGTTCGCTATATTTTTTGTCCCAACTCCAGTCTCTTGTTTTTTCGAATTGCTCATATATCCAAATTGCGTCGGGGCATCGCTGCCATCTGTACTTTCCTTTTATCCTTTTCAACTTGCATCCGCATTGAAGCCACCTTTCTATTTTTTCCACTGAATCGTAATGTTCTCGGTAAACATCCTATAGAGCTTTTCACCCTCTATCCTAAACTCATATTCACTATCTGGAGTAAATGAAACCCTATCTCCAACACATAGTCCAAGATCAATCAGCTCATTATTAATATAACGAATATTACCCACTAATGGCTGTTCTGACAAAGGATTAAATACCCAAGAATGTTCAGGCCCTATTGGCTCTATAAAGCAGTATTTGCCTGGAGCCTTCCACCCATCACCCTTATCGTATAGGAAAAACTGATCGTGATCAACCAAGAATTTATCATCCTTTAAGAAAGATCGACCA